TGTGGCGTCTACCATCCCCTTCTATCTGAGGCGCTTGTTAAGTTCCAAGCCGAGACGATCATGGAGACCTTTCCGGCTTCGGGTCCAGTTAAAACCAAGATCATCGGCAAGGAAACCCCGCAGAAGAAGGATTCGGCGGAGCGTGTTCGGGACGATATGAACTACCAGCTCACGGAAGTGATGACTGAGTACCGGCCTGAGCACGAGCGCATGTTGTGGGGCTTGGGTCTGGCGGGTAATGCGTTCAAGAAGGTGTACTTCGACCCGTCCCTGGGGCGGCAGGTGTCGATCTTCGTACCGGCAGAAGATGTGGTGGTGCCGTACGGGGCGAGCAATCTGGAATCTTCGCACCGTGTGACGCATGTCATGCGCAAGACGAAGAACGAACTGCGCCGACTGATGGCTGCTGGCTTCTATCGGGACATTGACCTGCCGGAACCAGAGAATGCGCTGGACGATATCGAGCGCGAGATTGCCGAGAAGATGGGTTTCCGCGCAACGTCGGATGACCGCTACAAATTGCTGGAAATGCAGGTGTATCTGGATCTGCCGGGCTTCGAAGATACGGACGAAGACGGCGAGAAGACAGAGATCGGCCTGCCATACATTATAACTATCGAAAAAACCTCACAAGAGATTTTGGCTATCAGACGTAACTGGCGCCCAGACGACGATACGTATCAGAAGAGGAATCACTTTGTTCACTACCCATATATCCCCGGCTTTGGCTTCTATGCCTTCGGCCTTATTCATCTTATCGGTGCTTTCGCTAAGTCTGGTACTTCTATTATTCGTCAGCTTGTTGATGCTGGGACTCTATCGAATCTGCCGGGAGGTCTCAAAACCAAAGGTATGCGGGTCAAAGGAGATGACACTCCAATTGCTCCCGGCGAGTTCAGAGATGTGGACGTTGCCGCCGGAACGATCCGCGACAATATTCTGCCGCTTCCGTACAAAGAGCCAAGCCAAGTTCTACTAGGCTTGATGAACCAGATCGTTGAGGAAGGACGCCGATTCGCTGCGGCGGCTGACCTCAAGATCGCTGACATGTCGGCCAACTCACCGGTTGGCACCACGTTGGCAATCCTTGAGCGCACGCTGAAAGTCATGTCGGCGGTGCAGGCTCGAATCCACTACGCGATGAAGCAGGAGTTGAAGCTCCTGAAGGACATCATCCGCGACTACACGCCTGACAAGTACGACTACACCCCGGTGGAGGGTACGCCTCGGGCAAAGAAGTCTGACTACGACGACGTGGATGTGATCCCCGTGTCCGATCCAAACTCGGCCACGATGGCGCAGAAGGTTGTGCAGTACCAAGCGGTGATGCAGATGGCCGCGGCCAACCCACAGATTTATGACATGGTGGAGTTGAACCGTCAGATGTTGGATGTACTGGGTATCAAGAACGTCGGCAAGCTGGTGCCGAGCGCAGAGGATCTGAAACCGCGTGACCCAGTGACAGAGAACATGAACGTCCTGAACGGCAAGCCGGTCAAGGCGTTTATCTACCAGGATCACGAAGCGCATATCGCGGTACACCGTGCGGCTATGCAGGATCCGAAGATCGCGATGATTGTGGGTCAGAACCCGAAAGCGCAGATGATCATGGCTGCTGCGATGGCGCACATCAACGAGCATGTGGCCTTCCAGTACCGCATCGAAATCGAAAGACAGTTGGGCGAACCGCTGCCGGAGATGGACAAGCAGTTGCCGGAAGACATGGAAGTCGAGGTCAGCCGCATGATGGCAGCAGCGGCGGCCAAACTGTTGCAGAAGGATCAGGCAGAGATGGCGCAGCAGCAAGCCATGCAAGCGCAGCAGGATCCGTTGGTTCAGATGCAGCAGCAGGAGTTGCAGCTCAAGGCGGCAGAAGTGGACATCAAGCGTCGCAAGCTCGCCATGGACGCGGCTGCCAAGGAAGATCAATTGGAAATCGAGCGGGCGCGACTCGAAGTTCAGGAGCGGATTGCAGGCGTTCAGGCTGGCGTCAAAGCGGCAGCAGAGAAGGCAAGGCTCGACGCAGAGATGGAAGCAAAAGGTTTCGACATTGGCTCCAGAATTGCCAAAGACAGGATGGAGCTACAAAGACCGCAGCCACCCAAGAAGAAGGGCTAACACATGGAAAAGGCGTTTGAAATCATCCTCAAACAGGTGCGTGACAAGCGCGAACAGATAGTAGAAGCGGTGGCTAACAACGCGGCCAAGGACTTCGGTGACTATCAAAAACTTTGCGGCGAGATCCGAGGTCTATCGCTAGCGGAGGGTTTTATCTTGGACCTTGCAAAAAAAATGGAGTTTTCTGATGAGTGAATTACTGATCGCCAGTCAAGATGGCGAGACTTCAACGTTGCCAGAAACAGCGGAGGAGAAAGCAAAGCAACTGCCGGAGCCGACTGGATATCACATCCTAGTAGCGCTTCCGCCTGCCGAGGAGAAATTCGACAGCGGTCTCGTCAAAGCAGACCAAACCATGTACGAGGAAAAGGTACTGGCTACTGTCTTTTTTGTCCTAAAGATGGGTCCGGATTGCTACAAAGATGAGAAGCGGTTTCCGAACGGTCCATGGTGCAAGGAAGGGGATTTCATTCTCGCCCGTCCTAACACTGGCACGCGGCTAAAGATCCACGGTCAAGAGTTCAGAATCCTGAACGACGATTGTGTAGAAGCCGTCGTGCAAGACCCAAGAGGGGTGAGTCGTGCATAAATTTTGCCCGCATTGCAAAGTTGACAAACTAGTATCTGATTTTCATAAAGATCGGAGAGCGGCAACTGGGTATCAAGTTTATTGCAAAACGTGCAAAGCAGAAATGCAACGAAACAGTCCTACGCGCAAAGCTGTAGTTGATAAATACAGAAAGGCAAACAAAGAAATTTGTAATGCTCGATCTGTTGCAACGCAGAAAAAGTACCGAGAAAAGTACAACAAGAAGATGGCAGATTGGGTGGCAAAAAACCATGAACATGTTCTTGCACGTCGCAGAAAAAATTATGCGGCAAACAGTTCTCGGGAGATTGAGCGCGTGCGTCGCAGGCAAGGACGCATAAATGGTCAAGTGCAATTAACGGCAGGACATCAAGCAGAGATTGATGGCATGTATATGTTTTGTCAGATATTCAAAGGCCACGAGGTGGATCACAAAATTCCACTTAACGGCAAAAATGTATCTGGTTTGCATGTGCCAAATAATCTTCAAGTCTTGCCAAAACGTGAGAACCGATCCAAAGGAAATCGGTTTGAATGTTAACAAAGGAGAAACAAATGGCAGAACAAGATCGTGAGGAGTTCAAGTTCCCAGATGAGCAAGAGGACACAAAAGCCGAGGCTCAGTCGGAGGAGTTTGAGTTTGAGATAGAGGACGATACCCCGCCGGAGGACAGAGGCCGCGAGCCTATGCCAAAGGAGATTGTCCAAGAGTTAGACAGCGACGAGCTGGAAGAGTATTCCGACAACGTCAAGCTGCGCCTGAAGCAGATGAAGAAGGTGTGGCACGACGAGCGCCGGGAGAAAGAGGCTGCTCTGCGTGAACAGCAGCAGGCTATCGCCTACGCCCAGAAGCTCATCGAGGAAAACAACGCGCTGAAAGGCCGGTTGAACCAGGGCGAACAAGTCTTTGTTGAGACCGTCAAGAACGCAGCAGAGCTGGAGATGGAAGCGGCCAAGAAGGCTTACAAAGAAGCCTACGACATTGGCGATGCTGATCAGTTGCTTGAGGCGCAGCAGCGTTTGAACCAGGCGCAGTTCAAGTTACAGCGGGCAAATGAATTTGTTCCGACTAGACATGAGCCGCAAACTGTTGTACAACCCGCATCAAATCCAGTCCCCCGTCCTGACCAAAGGGCCGTTGAGTGGCAAGAGCGCAACGAATGGTTTGGTAAGGACGAGGAGATGACCAGCTTGGCTCTGGGCTTGCATCAGAAGTTGGTCGGTCAGTATGGGACGTCATATCCGTCCACTGACGAGTACTGGAAGAAGGTTGACGACACCATGCGTCGTCGATTCCCAGAGTATTTTGTAGATCGGGACGAAGCCCCCGCGCAGGAAACAAAACCCCAGCGCGAGAAACCCGCCCCTGTAGTGGCTCCTGCAACGCGCAGCACTGGCTCAAAAAAAGTCAAGGTGGCGCAGTCGGCAGTCAACACAGCCAAACGACTGGGTGTGCCGTTGGAGAAATACGTACAGGAAATGATGAAATTGGAGGGTAGATAAATGGCCGAGAACCGTATGCCACGTAGTACAGAAAGCCGTAACCAAACGCAGCGCCCCCAGCAGTGGGCACCGCCGGAGCTTCTGCCAGAACCAGATAAGCAGCCGGGTTACAAATACCGTTGGATTCGCGTAACGCTTGGAGGCCAGTCCGACGCTCGCAACATCTCTACCAAAATCAGAGAAGGTTGGGAGCCAGTCAAGGTCGAAGAGCAGCCGCAATATTCACTGCTAGTCAATGGCGAGGGACGGTGGAAAGACTGTGTCCAAGTCGGCGACGTGATGTTGTGCAAGACGCCAGTGGAGCTAGCCGAGCAACGTAACCAACATTACCTTGCGCAATCGGAACAGCAAATCAAGGCGGTGGACAACAATCTTATGCGTCAAAATGACCCACGTATGCCGCTATTTAAGGAATCGAGTTCCTCGACGACTAAGGGCGGCGGTTAAACTTATTGGAGTTATCAATGGCATATCCTACTGTATCGAAGCCTTATGGGCTTCAGCCGATCAATTTGATCGGCGGACAGGTGTACGCCGGTTCGACTCGCCTATTCCTTATTGCTAGCGGCTACGCTACTAGCATTTACTACGGCGATGTCGTGAAAATCGCTTCGGACGGCACGGTTCAAAAGGACACGGGCACTTCCACCGCGACCCCGGTTGGCATCTTTCTAGGTTGCACCTACACCAACCCATCGACTAACCAGAAGCTGAACTACCAGTACTACGCTGGTGGTACTAACGCTCCTGACAT